ATTGACTTAGCTATTTCTCTTATAATGTAAGGAAATTTTGCAAACGGCATTAATGCAGGATTACTTGCTACCTGTAAAAACTGCATTAGTCTTTGACTCCGTACTTCATTAGCCATTAAACTTTCTGTACCTCTAGCTTTTACTTCTAAGTCACCTTTAATATCAGAAGAGTAATCAAACTGCATATTAAATCTAAAAAAAGCTTCACCTATTGGCTTTAACAAATAATCATCTGTATTTTTAATTACAGTTTTAATAGAACCAGATGCAGCATTCATTAACATACTAATACCACTTGCAGTTCTACCTACACCCATTACACCTGTTTGTCCATGTGCAAATGATGGGAATCCTGTAGATTCATCTGCAAGCACTCTAGCTTTATCAAATAGTTGCATATTTTCTGCTGATACATTTGGAAACTTAGTTCCAAAGATACCTTGTCCTGGAGCACCTCCTTGTCTTCTAAATACTTTTCCTGGATATACAGATAAGTCTTGCCCAGGTACAAGGTTAGTCTCATCTACTTCAAAGATAAGATTACCAGATAAGACCGCATTATCGACCGCCATACGCATAAAACCATTCATCAAAGTTTGTGTATCGTCCATGTTTTCTGCGATACCGATCCCGAATAAAGAGTAGGGGTTTAGTTCGTAGGGTACAGCATAATACGGAATCTTTGCAGGTTTAAATGGATTAAGAACTAATCGAATAATTTTATCGTTACAAATCCATACATTAGCTTGTAGCTCATCTAAACCTTCTAATTCTTCTGGTATATCAATATCATTTTCTTCAAGCATAGATTTTTCTACCATGCCCCAAAACTCTAATACTTCAAATCTTTGTACACCTTTATCTACTTGATAGTCATTAAGATCATCTTCCCAATATTTTTTATAATAAGATTCACCTAATTGAATTACTTCATCAATAACATTATCTCTAAAAAAAGGTCTACGTTTTAATGCTCTCATTTGAGAACGACTTAACTTATGTCTTTCTACTACATATTCTGCTTCATCCATATTATCAGCATCAGGATCTGGATAAAAATTCCAAACACTTACATGTGATGTAGAAGGCACAGTTTTTATTGTAGGATTATAGTTGCCATCTTCTGACCAACTAGGATATTCTTTATCTACTGCAAATGGCCCTTTCATTACACCTGTTCCAAATAAAGCCATTTCAAATGCTGTAGATCGTAATTGCTTAGATGCACTACTTTCATCAAGCTGATCCATTATTTTCTTTTCCATTTTCTTTGCAGCAACTTGTGCAGGATAATAATTTATAGCAGTTGGTGTAACACCTATACCTTCTTTTAAATTTTTAATATCATTTAAAGTATCTTTTAAAGGTCCTAGTTGTTCACTTAATGTATATATAGTTGCACCTGGTGGCAACTTTTTACCATCCCCTTTAAAACCATATACACCTTGCATAGACCTAGCAACAGGAGCCATCTTTGCAGGTGCATTTTCTTGAGGTGCTTTGGGATCAAAATGTACTGCATCTACAACTCCTTCAGGAAGAACTGTAGGTTCTATACTAATTGGAAAAGTATTATTAGAAAATAATACATCTGTTATTTGACTATATGCAGCAAGAACTTTTGTTTTAGTTACTTTAACAAATACTCTACTTTTTTCTGTTTCAGTAAATTGTACATCTGGGCCATAAATACCCCGATAATTTCTATAAGCTCTTAGCCATCTTTCTTCATCTATTCTTCTAGAATCTTCTGCTCTTGTAAATTGCTCCATTACAAAAGCTACCATAGAATTTTCTATAGCATCTTGTTCTATACTGTCTCTATCTTCTAATGCTACTTGTTCGTCTATATATTCTTCTGACATATTTTAATATCCCATAACTGGATCTGAGGGTGTAAAACTAGATATCTTTGCTGTATTAGGATCATAATCCCATAGACTTGATCTAGGTCTACTCATTACTCCATATCTTAAAGCATCATATAAATGATCCTCTGATTTTGTATCTATATCCTCTGGATTTCTTTTATCTAAAGGTATTACTGGTAATTGTGCAATTAAATTTGTACAGTTACTAGTTATAACTAATCTTGGCTCTTCTGTAAACTCATCTATCTGCAATCTACTGTGTATTTCATTTTTACCTGCTACACGACTACCTGCACTTCTATCAGCAGGTCGCCATCTACATCCTTCTATAATCATAGTTTCTGCAAGAGAAGGTCCTGTATCTCCTCTTTTATGCCAACAAGATGAATCAAGAATTCCACAACGTATTGTTCCATCATCTGCCTCTTCTTCTAATATCATATGAGCTAAATCTTTAGCTAATACTTTACTAACATATAGTTCTCTATAAACTATTAGTTGTTCTGCAGGTGTTACAGTAAACCATACAACCGCAGAATAACTTCCATATCCATAATCACATGCTCTAAACTTTACCCAGTTTTTTGGTATTTCTACTGGGTCTATAACATGAATATTTCTATTAAATTCTGGAAATGCTGCACCTTCTGCTACATCCCAATTCCCTTCTAATAGTTGTTTTCTTTGATGCTCTGGTAAAGAAAGCAACATTGTTTCATAATCACCCTGTTCTGCAAGAAATGGGTTATCCTGCAATGATGCAGGGATAAACCTTCTTTTAAACAACGGTTCACCTTCTTTACTATGTCCAAAAGGATACACTAAAGGTTCACCTGTCTCTATATTTGTAGCCCAAAAAGCATCTCCTGCAGGTGCAGGATCAATAAACATCTTTTTTACCCATGCATGACCTGGGCCACCTGGGTTTGTTGTTGCCCTTGCATAAATAGGCAAGTCTTTTGCAGTACTTCGTAGTCGGGATCTCATATAATCCCATGCAAAAGGTGTTGCCCACTGCGTTAATTCGTCAAAGCCTACCCAACTAAATGCTAAACCCTGATATCTCAGCACATCTTCGTCCCTATCTAGGTAAGAAAACCACAATCTAGCCCCATTTGGTGCAACCCATTGCATTTTTCTTTCTGACCACTTAATGCCTGGATATATCTGGGGATACATTTCCTGACTTTTCCAGATAAGTTCTCTTAATTCTTCTGTAGTATGTCGCAATAGCAATCCACTAAACTGGGGATGCCCCATATATCGTAATGGATCTGCTAACATAGCATATGATTTACCACCACCTGCTGCACCACCGTACAAAACTTCTCTTTCACCTGCTGCAAGGAACTTAGTTTGAGGTCCTGCATTAGGTTTAAATACTACATTCTGCTCACTTAAATCTATTTCTTCTTTAGCAGACTTTTCTAGCACCTTCGGCTTGGGCTTCGAGATTTTTTTCTTGCCTGTAGCCTTTGGTTTTTTCGTACTTTTCCGCAAGTTTGAGGGCTTTTTCGAGCCTTCTGGCCCATTGCCTAAATATTTGAGCTTTGCGGTTGTTTCGTCCTTCATCTTTTACTCGTTTTAATAGTCCCATGTGCGTAATAGACCTACCTGTAACATTAGTTAACCAAGCAGCTACCTTCCTAGAGGAATACTGCTTAAGATATTGTTTTGCCTTTTCCAAAGCTTGTAGCTCTTCTGGAATAGGATCAAAGACAGATCTATCTTCGTCATTTATTTTATACCCAAAAGGGGCAACTTTAGAGTTCTTAAGGTTAGGAATTGGCAAAAACTCTTGTGTATCATAAGCTTCTTTTGGTTGTGGTAATATCCATAAACCAATCTGCGGTAGTTTGTCTCGCATTATCAACTCTCCTCATTATCATCTCGATCTTTAGGGGGGAGTATCATTAAACCATTTGAAGCTTCTACTTGCAACTTTTCAGTTTTAACTAATCCTACTCTATCTAACAAATCTTTTGCTGCCACCAATTTATCTCTTAATCCTAATTGAGTAGGGTCTACCATGCCGTCTACTAACGACATGGCAGCTACTGGTGCATTTCTAGCCATATACAACTGAGTTATTTCTACAATCTCTTCTTTTAAAGATTTTACAATCTCTGTAGTAGAATTGTTTTCTGAATAACCTGCTAACTTTTTAGCTTCAACAACATTACCTCCTGCCTGATCAAATAGAACGTCAAGAAACTTTTGTTGTTTTTCTGTTAGTTGTCTAGCCATTATGTTACCTTTCTATAACTTCTTACTTTTTTGGCGATCCGTTTGGGTTGAGCCACAAATTGCTTACCCACTTTCCTGCCTTTGCGTTTAGCTCTAGAAGTTGCTCGATACTCTGCGTCTGAAAGTGCAGAAATTGCTTTGCTTGGGAGATACCTTTCTCCTGTAGCTCTTGGGCCTTGTGTACTAGGTTTTCCACTTTTCGTCCTCCATTTTTGTTTAGTCCATGATTTTAAACTTCTCTGTGATTTAGCTAGTGCCATAATTAAGCCTTCTTCCTTTTCTCAGTTATTTTTTTCATAGCATTAATATACTTACGAAACTCTATAGCTGAACTTTTTTTTCCTGCAACTTTAGCTCGTTGTTCCATAGCTATTGCTGCCTGAATCTTATGTGCATGTGATCTGCCACTTTTCTTAATTATTAGCACACTTCTCTTTGCATCTGCTTGTGTAGCAAATTTTAATCCCTTTATCGTTCCCTTTGGATCC